GTGTTTACTGACCCGCCTTATTTAATGAACTTTACTGGCGGAATACACGCAGATGGTTCAAAGTCGTTTAACTCAAAACATGGAGTTATAAAAAACGACAAAATGTCGGATGAGGAAGGTAATAATTTTTTAGATTCAATAAATTCTATTATTAAAATTAAAGTTGACGGTGCGTTTTACATTACTTTTTATAGGCTAGGAATAGGAAAATATTACGAAAGCCTTAGCCGCACAGGACTTCAATGTCGCTCTTTAGTTATATGGGATAAAGGCAATCATACTTTATCTAATAGCGACTACATGAGTATGTACGAGCCAATTTTTTATGGATGGGTTAACAACCATAAATTTTATGGCGGTAAAAATGGGATGGATATTTGGAAAATAAAAAGAACCGCTAAGAATGATTTACATCCAACTATGAAGCCTGTGGAGTTAGTTGAAAAAGCGTTATTAGATGGAAGCCAGATCAATGCTGTAGTTTTAGATTTATTTGGTGGAAGTGGAACTACTTTAATAGCTTGCGAAAAAAACAATCGATTAGCTAGAATTATGGAGTTAGACCCCAAATACTGTGACGTAATCGTAAAGCGGTGGGAAAACTTTACTGGCAAGAAAGCAGTTTTAGCGGAGTTATAAAATGGCTGAGAAAGGTAGACCTGCCCATAAAGTGACAAAAGAGTACCAAGACACAGCTAAAAGACTGTCTGCGCTAGGTGTTACGCACGAGGATATTGCCCTGCGGCTTAAGATTTCCGCTGACACGCTTACCAAGTATTACCAGAATGAGCTAGACGAAGGACGTATTGACGCTAACTCAGCTATTGCGGGTACGTTGTTTCAACAGGCAAAGAACGGCAACACAGCGGCAGCTATCTTTTGGCTAAAAACAAGAGCTAGGTGGAAGGAAACAGACCGCCACGAGATTGCTGGCTATGATGGGCGTGACTTGGTGGTTAAATGGGCAGAGAAATAACGCTGCCTTATTCGCCTCGCAAGGCGTTTAAATCGTTTCATAATCGCACACAACGCTGGGCGTGTCTTGTTGCTCATAGACGGGCAGGCAAGACTGTAGCCGCAATCAATGACATTGTTCGTGCTGCGCTGATGAGCAAAGACGAATATCCGCTTTACGCATATATAGCGCCTTATCGCTCACAAGCTAAGTCTGTCGCATGGGACTACCTCAAGCACTTTGCTGCACCAGTGCTTAAAAGCTCAAATGAAGCTGAATTGACTGTTGAGCTAGTGACAGGCGCAAAGATACGCCTATTTGGTGCTGACAACGCAGATGCTATGCGAGGATTGGGATTCTCTGGCGTGTTCATGGATGAGTACGGTGACTTTAGACCATCAGTTTGGGGTAACGTCATTCGTCCGACTTTGAGCGACAAACAGGGTTGGGCAGTGTTCGCTGGCACACCAAAGGGCAAAAACCAGTTTTGGCAGATATATGACCAAGCGTCACGCAGCAATGGCGAATGGTTTTGCTTAAAGCTCGCAGCGTCTGACTCCGGGTTGTTGCCAGCTACAGAACTGAACGCAGCACGAGCGCAGATTAGCGAAGACCAATACCTACAGGAATACGAATGCTCGTTTGAAGCGTCTATTCTGGGGGCGTATTACGGTACAGACCTGCGCCAAGCTGAAGAAGATGGACGCATCACTGACGTACCGTATGACCCGCATATTCCTGTGCACACAGCATGGGACTTGGGATACCGTGATGACACAGCAATTTGGTGGTATCAAGTAATTCGCAACGAAATACATTTAATCGACTTTTTTGCTATTTCCGGTGCTAATATTGAAGAAATTGCGAAAATAATCAAAGAAAAGCCCTATAAATACGGAAAACACCAACTTCCGCATGATGCGAGAGCTAAAACTCTAGCAGCGCAGGGAAAATCGGTTATTGAGCAATTGGCTGAACATCTTGGAATCCAGAACATGGCTATCGTGCCTGATTTGGGCGTACAGGATGGGATTCAAGCAGTAAGACAGTGCCTTCCGATGTGCTGGTTCGACAAGACTAAGTGCGCTGAGGGTCTGGAAGCTCTGAGACAGTACCAGCGGGAATACGACGAAGATAAGAAGGCGTTTAGGAGTAGTCCAAGGCATGATTGGACTTCACATCCCTCAGACGCATTCAGGATGATGGCGGTTGCTTGGAGGCTAGAACCCAAGGTCAAAGCGCCAGACGTTGTGAAACCGTTGATTGTTGGCCCGGAGAACACGGTAACTTTGAACGATATGTGGGCAACTTACAAACCTCCAAGGGGTAGCAGAATATGAGCGGTGTACAACGTGGTTACGGATACCAATACGAAACAGTAGCAGCTAGTCAAACAGCACAAGTGCTAGGCGGCTCAGGCGCAGCAGGTGACTATCTGCACCGTCTAATCGTCACAGTCAACATAGCACTCACATCGACAGTCACGTTGACTGATGGTGTTGTGTCAATACCAATTGTTCCTGCAAACGTAGGCACAGGTGTTGGTGTACTCGACGTAGAAGTCAACGCAGCATCTCTAGTATCTGGCTGGAAAGTCACGACAGGCGCAGGCGTTACAGTTGTAGCGGTTGGACTATTTAGCTAAGAGGTTCTAAATGGAAGCTCTAACAGGCGTTCAGAAGTATCTGAACATCATTGCCCAATACGACAATGAGTTCAAGAAGTGGGAAGCTCGCACACAGAAGATAGTTAAACGCTATCGTGATGACAACCGCAACCAAAACACGAATGAGACTGCAAAGTTCAACATTTTGTGGTCTAACGTACAGACGCTCATTCCTGCTGTGTACGCTCGTTTGCCAAAAGCTGCGGTAAATCGTCGCTTTGGTGATAATGACCCGGTTGGGCGTGTTGCATCACAGCTTATTGAACGCTCGTTAGACTTCGAAATTGAGCATTATTCCGACTTTCGCAGCGCAATGCGTTTTGCAGTTGAGGATAGATTCCTTGGTGGACGTGGTGTTGCATGGGTTCGCTACGAACCGCACGTTGTCGCTCAAGATATGCCAGACGATGGCTATCAAGTCACTGAAGACGTAGACAAAGAGACGGGTATTGGCGCAGGTAACGAGGGAAATGCGGGTACGCTCGATGGCAGCGTTGGCATGGAAGCCGAACCGCAAGAGGAAATCGAATACGAATGCGCCCCCACTGATTACGTTCATTGGAAAGACTTTGGACACAGTGTTGCTCGCACTTGGGAAGAAGTAACGCAGGTCTGGCGTTGGGTGTACATGACTCGTGAAGCTCTTGTTGAGCGTTTTGGCGAGGACGTGGGTAACAAGATACCGCTGGATGCTGGCCCTGAATCCAACAAGCAGTACGGTCAAAACAACCGTGACTTCACACGAGCAAAAATCTGCGAATTGTGGGACTTGGAGACTGAGAAAGTCTACTGGTTTAGCAAGAACGCAGGTCAAATCATTGACGAACGTGATGACCCACTAGGTTTAGAGGGATTCTTCCCATGTGCTAAACCTCTGTACGCAACAATGACAAGCGATACGCTTGTTCCTGTTGCAGATTTCGTGCTTTATCAAGATCAAGCGCAAGAATTGGACATTTTGACTGACCGTATCGACGGATTGGTCAAAGCTCTGCGTATTCGTGGTGTATATGACGCATCACAGCCTGCATTGCAGCGTCTGCTTACTGAAGGTGACAACAATACGTTGATTCCTGTGGATAAGTGGATGGGATTTAGCGAAAAAGGTGGGTTGAAAGGGTCGATTGACATCCTTCCAATTGACCAGATTGCAGGTGCTTTGATCCAGTGTTATCGAGCAAGGGACGAAATCAAAGGGCAAATCTATGAAATCACGGGTATTTCAGACATTGTTCGTGGTCAGACTTCGGCAAGCGAAACAGCGACAGCCCAGCAAATTAAAGGACAATTTGCAGGACTACGACTTCGCTCCATGCAAGAAGACGTGGCACTTTTCGCCTCAGAGCTGATTCGTCTCAAAGCGCAAATTATTTGTTCAAAGTTCCAGCCGCAGACAATTATCCAGTACGCTGCTGCGGAACAAATGAGTGATGCAGACAAACAGCTTGTACCTGAAGCGTTGATGCTGATTAAAGACAAGCCACTGCGTAACTTTAGAATTGAAGTTGCAGCAGACAGCCTTGTGCAGATTGATGAAGATCAAAACAAAACTGATAGGGTTGAGTTCCTGCAAGCAATGGGTGGATTCTTGTCGCAAACTGTACCAATGGGTCAGCAAAACCCAGAACTTATGCCTATGTTGATAGACATGATTAAGTTCGGTATATCGGCATACAAACAAGCTGCTCCAATTGAAGGAACAATTGACCAAGCGCTTGAGCAAATGAAACAAATGCAAGCACAAGCATCTCAGCAGCCACCTCAACCTGACCCAGAAATGGTCAAGATGCAAATTGACCAACAGCGTGAACAAGCTAGGTCTGAAGCAGATATGCAAGTTCAGCAAATCAAGATGCAAAGCGAAGCAGCGCTTGAGAAGCAGAAGCAGGACTTTGAAGCGTGGAAAGTGCAATTTGAAGCGCAAAACAAGATCAATCTTGCTCGCATTGCTGCAAACCCCGGCTATGACATTCCGTTGATTGAGCAGCAAGAATCAGCAATTGTGTCGATTTCGCAAAGCATGAAAGACGCAATTACTCAGATGGCGCAGCTAAATCAACAAATGATGGCTCTGCAAGCTCAAACGATTCAACAAATTGAAGGCGTAAAAACGATGGTTTCTGCGCCTAAACGAGTTATTCGTGGCATTGACGGAAAGGTTGCAGGTGTTGAGGTTGTGCAATGACGCTCGAATATTCCAATGCAACAAGACACGCTCAAAACGAAGGGTTGATAGCTTATGCTGGAACAGGTGCGCTTTTTAATCTCTACAGCGGTACACAGCCTGCAAACGCTAATACAGCGATTACTACGCAAGTACTTCTCGTAAGTATGCCAATTGCAGGCGTGTTCGGTACAGACACAAACGGGACGCTAACACTAGGCGCTGTGACTCAAACCAATGCGTCAGCGTCTGGTGCTGCGAGCTTCTTTCGCATATTTAAGTCAGATGGCACAACCGTTGTAATGGATGGCTCTGTGGGGCTATCCAGCGCAGATTTGATACTGAATACTGTAGATATATACGCTGGTCAAAGCGTTGACATTACAGCAGGAACAATTATTCGGGGTAACGAATGACAGTCACCGTAAAGCACCCATTTGTAAGCACCGTTCCTGACAGTGCAGACACGAGCTTAGTGCGTCCAAGCAACTGGAACGCTGACCATACTATTGTTGGACTTGGCACAGCAGCAGAGAAAGACGTAGGGGTTGCTAACGGTGTTGCTTCCCTTGACGGTAGCGGCAAAGTACCAGTTTCTGAGCTTCCTGCGGCTGTATTGGGCGCATTAAGCTATCAAGGCACATGGAACGCATCGACGAACACACCTACCTTAGCCTCTGGTGTCGGCACAAAAGGCTATTACTACGTTGTGAGCGTTGCTGGCTCTACCAATTTAGACGGTATCACTGACTGGAAAATTGGCGATTGGGCGGTATATAACGGCACAGCATGGCAAAAGGTTGACAACACTGAAGCGGTTGTGTCGGTCAACGGTCAAACTGGCGTTGTTGTTTTGACTCAAGCAGACATTTCTGGAACAGTGCCAACAAGTCGCACAATTACGGCAGGAACAGGGTTGACTGGTGGCGGCGATTTGTCTGCTGACAGAACATTTGCAATTGATAGCACTGTCGCAACATTGACAGGGACACAGACGCTTACAAATAAAACCGTAACATCACCCAAAATAAATGAAATATTAGATGCAAACGGCAATGAAGTGCTTGGTTTGCTATCTACTGCTTCTGCTACAGATTATGTGGGAATTAAAAACGGTATTGGGGTAGGTGTACCGCTTCATATATCTTCTGAAGGTTCTAGTGCCAATATTGGGTTGCATATTCAGCCAAAAGGTACTGGCTTAGTCACAATTAGCGATGGTACTGACTTCAACAAAGGCATTCGCTTTAGAAGCTCAGGAAGCGCAGCTAGTGCAGTGACTTTATTGGACGCTGTATCCACTGCTGGTCATGTGATTACGTTACCTGATGCCACGACAACTTTGGTTGGGCGTAACACAACAGACACGCTAACAAATAAGTCGATTAGCGGCGCTACAAACACGTTTAGTAGCATTCCTAACAGCGGATTAACAAACTCGTCAATTACAATTAACGGGGTCGCTGTATCGCTTGGTAGCTCAACAAGCGTAGGCACTGTCACATCAGTCACTGGCACAGCGCCAGTTGTATCGTCAGGCGGTGCAACTCCTGCAATCAGCATGGCTGCGGCTTCTGGCTCAACTGATGGCTATTTGACTAGCACCGATTGGACTACTTT